CCCGACGACTTTGAGTTTTGTTCTCATCGTTTCGTTAGGGGTCATCCCCCTGAGCCCCTCAATGCGTTGAAGAGTTTCTACAAGTTGTGTTGTGAGACCCCGACGTTTGAGAAGCTCAAGCAAGTCTTCACCGTCTTCCTTCATTCTAAGGAGATGGTCGCCTTCGCGACGTGGTTCAGCCGAAATGGCTCGCTTTCGGCTGAAAACGATTGATCCAAGTTCGCATGACCAGGACTAAGAGCCAGAAGGCCCGAGCTCGTGCCGCTCGAGGGAGTTCCAACCCGTTTGACGGGCCGGGTCCTCGGAGGCGCAACAAGGGCAAGAAGAAGTCTGGCGGTCGCCAGTTCTCGACCAACCCGTTCGACAATCCTGTCAACTTTGGCAAGGTTTCTAGCATGGGTTTGTCTAAGACTGTGCAGGCTCCCCTCGCTAGTTCACGCATGTCTCGCAACATTGGCCCCGTCATCCAGGGCAATGCCGCGGGCACGCGAGTGAGGCACCGAGAGTGGATCGGCAACATCAATGGTAGTAGCACTTTCTCGATTGCTGGGTTCTATCCCATCAATCCTGGGATCGGCTTCACTTTTCCTTGGTTGTCTGGGATCGCCATCCTTTACGAGCAGTACCGCTTTCATAGACTGCGGTTCGTTTATGTCTCACGTTGCGCCGCCACTGTTCCCGGGTCGTTTTATATGGCCCCGGACTATGACGCCGCAGATCCGGCTGCTGCCACTGAGGCAATCATCACTTCATATGATGGTTGCGTCGACGTGGTTCCCTGGACTACTGAGGCAGTTTTGGAGTTGGACGTCTCTAAGATGTTCTCCTCTGGACCCAAGAAGTTCGTCCGCACTCAGCCCCTCGCTCCCAACCTTGATGTCAAGACTTACGACGCTGGTTCTGTCCAGTTCGCTACTGTCGATGGCACAAATGTCAATTGGGGGAAAGTTTGGGTCGAGTATGACGTTGAGTTCTACACGCCTACCTACGCTGCTCAGGATTACGTCAGCGGTTATGCCGCCCTCGTGAACAACAGTGGAGTCGGCGTGTCGACGACTGTCCCTTTGGGGACGTCTGTGACGCAGTATGGCAATCTCAACATGACTGTCGTGGGGACGACCCTTTACATCTACAACTTGCCCACTGGGACCAAGTTTCGCGTGGATTGGAGGATCTGTGATCAGAACTCAGTCAAAGCCACTGCCACCTTCCCGGTGGCTGCTGGTGGTTGCACGGCAAACTATGTTTACTCGTACAACTGGGCGACTGATCTTTCTGCTGGTTCAAACGTCAACGCCTCAGGCTATTCTGGCCTTCAGAGCGTTTCGTACGTCTGCACCTCTTCTCCCTGCGCCATTTCGTGTGCCAGCTCGTTCTCTAATCTCAGCATTCCGACTTTCGCTAGTGTTGAGGTCATTGTCAACTACGGAGGGATCTTTTGAGTTTCCGCCTTGCTCGGGCGGAGAGTGGT